TCTTTTAGAATCACGTTGACTCCAGTAGTCCCAGTCATTTGCTGTATAACCTTCATATTTGAGTGCCATTCCAACATTGCACCATTCCTGATAGTCAAGCAAAGAAGGATCTATATTATTCAGTATTTCTAATAAATCAGTTGTATACTCCATTGTTAATCTCCTTCTTTATAAGTTGCTGGATCTATTCCATTAGGAACTCTCCACCCTGAAGCAGCTATTCTATTGATTAATTTTCTAGCTGATTCAAATGACCATGTGCCTACTTGTTTAAATCCTTTATTTTCAAGAAGTCTTATTTGTTTAGGTGTTGCTAAACCTTCTTCTTGTCTTTTATGTAATCTATCAAGTAGCAATGTTGCTTTTCCTGCATTATCCACACTATCAGGATAGATTCCATATTTTTCTAATGCTTTAATTTGTTTTTCACTTGCTGGTGCCATTTCCCAACCAAATGTAGGAACGTAACTTTGTAGGTCTTGGTCCATAATACTCATTTCAAATTGCAATGGATCAACAAGTTTTCTTTTTCTTTTACGCATTTCAGCAAGCTGTTTAGCAAGTGATTCTTCTCTTTGAGCGACAACATCACTTACAGCTTGTTCTTCAGCTTCTTCTATATCTATGGCTTCAAGTACATCTTCAGGAAGTGCTGAACTTGCCATTGTTTCTAAATTTTGTGTCATTTTCTTGGCCACTTCCTCGTTTTCGCAAATCAAGTTGGCTGGATGACATAATTCATGGCGTTCCGTATGCCATAAAAAATCAAGTAGTAACAGGTGGTCCTTGCCTTCGCATAGACGAGTCCCCCTCCCTATCATTTGACTATACAGACTTCTCACCTTCGTTGGTCGCAAAACGATAATGCAATCTACTGATGGACAATCCCATCCTTCAGTTAGAAGCATTGAATTACATAAAACGTTATATTTATCATTTTCAAAATCTTTTAATACTTCTGCACGATCTTTACTGTCTCCGTTGACTTCAGCAGCTTTAAATCCGTTATTATTTAGAATATCCCTAAATTTTTGAGAGGTTTTTACTAAAGGTAAGAAAACAACTGTCTTTCTATCTTTACAATACTTTTTCATTTCTTGAGCTATCTGTTCAAGGTATGGATCTAACGCAGTCCCTATATCACTTACCTTGAAGTCACCAGACTGAACTCCGACCCCGGACAAATCCATCTTTAGCGGTAACGTAAGTGCCTTTATAGGTGTTAGATAACCTTCTTTGATAGCTTTTGGCAATGTGTACTGATAAGCTAGACTTTCAAAGTAGCTTCCTAAATTTTTCATATCTCCTCTATCAGGTGTAGCAGTTACACCTAAAACTTTAGCTGTATCAAAATATTCTAAAACTTTTTGATAGCCACTACTTAAGCAATGATGCGCTTCATCAATAATAATCGTGTCAAAATAATCTTTAGAAAACTGTTCTAAACGTTTTTCTCTTTGCAACGTTTGAACGGACCCGACAACGATCCTGAACCAGCTTCCTAGGCAAGTCTCACTTGCTTTTTCAACAGCACATTTAAGACCTGTAGATTTAGCAATCTTATCATTTGCCTGATCTAACAGTTCTCCTCTATGTGCCATAATAAGAACTCTATCCCCTGATTTAACACAGTCTTTAGCAACTTCCGCAAAGACTATCGTTTTTCCACATCCAGTAGGCAAAACCAAGAGAGTCTTTTGGACTCCCTTTTTCCATTCTTCAAATATCGAATCGTGTGCCTCTTTTTGGTATGGTCTTAATTCCATTAGAATTGTCCTGCACTAAAAGTTGGTTTTTGAGGTGCTTCATCTTTTGGATAGAATTTTTTGATGTCATTGTATTCATTTCCGTTATAAGTTCTTGTACCGATTTTACATCTTCCAGTTGACCCAGGAACTGATGGCCAGTTCATTCTTAATGGTTCACCTTTTTTCTTTTGGCCGATTCCTCTAAAGAAAGCACTCAATAAACCTTCCACTTTTGAATGAAGGAATAATTTATGTTTAATAATTACTTCTTGCCCATTGTAATCAATAGCAATGTCTACAGTTACTTGATTACAAGCAGGCATTTTTTCTGAACCATTAAATCTTGTTCTTTCCATTCCTTTGACTACAAAATCATAATCATCAGGTGGTAAAATGATAAACTCACCATCATTTTCAATTACATCATTCCATCCTAATTCATGTCCGTTATCAATTCCTCTGTTATCCATTTATATTTCCTCCTAAAATTCTCTTACATTTGTATTAATAAATTCTAAAATTTGTGGCCATGCTCCTATCAATACTCCATTAATAAAGTTTGGATCATAATTTTCAACAGGTGTATCTTCAGGATAATAGCCTTTCATGCTCACTGCTTTTCTGATTTCTTTTTCAGTTACTAAAGCTTGATTCATTAAGTCTTTCAATGCTGTTGGCAATTTACTTTCAACTGCTTGTTGTACTACATTTCCATTTTCAGTTGGCACCGCTTCTTGAATACCACCTTGTTGCAATTCTTTTGCAACTTTGATTTCTTCAACTACTGGTTGTTGTTGAGGAACTGTATTTGTAACGGGTGGAACAGTTACAGCTGGTGTTACATTTGCATTTGTTTGATTATTGAATAAATGAGCAATTGCTGAATAATCAAGTGGCAATTCTTCAGGTAGATCATCTCTATTTTTTGCGTCCCAACACGGATGATGTGTAGTGTACATAACACGTTGACCGCCTTGAGCTTTATGTTTTTTACCTTTATCATCAACTGCCACACTGAATGTTTTGTAGTTGGCAAACAAAACCATATCAGCCCACTCTTTAGTAATTGGAGCAGTTTGTGCTGTTGTCTTTTTACCTAGCTTCAACTCATAACGATCATAAGCTCCCATTTCATTAGGCTGTTCAAATTTACGAATAATTGCATGTGCTGTTAGAACAACATTGATATTGGCCACATCTACCACATCTTGGAGAAGATTTAGAAATCTTCCCCATTCTTCCGCAACATATGTATAGCCAGTACCATATCCAAATTCTTCTACTCCTGATTTACCATGTCTTGAGCAGATAGCTTCTGTACATAATCTTTCGGCCCAGTCAGCTGTGTCAATAACAAGTGTTTTACATGGACGATTGTTAATAACTGATTTAACTTCATCAATTAACATTTGCCAGCTTGTTGGCTTAGGTAATCTTCTTACATTGTATTTTTTAGTAGAACCTTCAGTATCAATAAATACTGGATCAGGAAATTTTGATGCAAATTTTGTTTTTCCAATACCTTCAGGTCCATAGAAAACAACTTTTTGAGCACCATTGACTACTCCTTCAGTAATTTCAAAATTCATTAGAATTCACCTGCTTTCCATTGTGGTTTGTTTTCTACTGCTGATTGAACATCTTCTTTAACATATCCATCTTCGATAATAACTGAACATTCATCACCAGTAGAAACTCTTGTAGCAATAGCTTGCAATCCTTCTTGTTCAAGCCATGCATTGAACTCTGTTAAAGTTTTTAGATCCATTTGTTCTAGCTTGTCTAATAAGACAAAACCGCAATCAGGATTTAATTTACGAACAATAGCAGTAGAAACTCTTAATTGGTCACTGCCACTCATACTGTCCCATTTTTTACCTTTATAAGTTAATTCATTAGCATCAATACTTAATTCAGGTAGTGGTAAATCAGCATTGTTCAATAGATCATATTTTTGTTTACGAACTTCATCAATTTGAAGTGATAAATTATCATATTGAGCTTTGTAACCTTTAGCTTCTTCTTCAGCTTTTTCTTTATCTAAATTAGCTCTAACTTTGCGATTGACTTCTTCAATTTCGGCCAAGTTCTTTTCTAATTCATCAGTTGATTGGTCTTGTAAATCCAATGCATCTGTCTTGGCCATGCTTAAATCGTAATTTGCCTTATTTAACTCTTCATTTTTTCGTTGAAGAATTTGTTCAAGACGAGCTACTTCATCAGTTAATGTCTTAACTTGATACTCATATTGAGTAACCTTTTCTCTTTTTCTTTGGTTCTCACCATTTTTGGCAAGAATAGCTTGTTGCTGATTAATCAATTCTTGAGGACTGATTATGTCTGCAGGAACTCCTTCATAAAACAATTGTTCTTTAGCAAATTTTGCTTTTTGGTCAGCAATACGTCCTACAGTTAATCTTTCTTGATAAAGCTCATTTTCTTTGTGATTGAATACAGCCAATTGATCTCCAACACCAATGATATTTAGCAATACATTTGCCTTTTCTTTATTGGATTTATTCATAAATGCAGGCAAATTAAGTGCTAACTGTTCAATGAATGAATCCAATAATGTTTGGCCAGCTTTTTTACCTGATGGATCAGTAACTTTTAAGGAACTGTTCTTTCCTTTTCTTTCAACAATGATTCCATTGCTTAAAGTAACTTTTAATAAAGGCGGAATTGTTGAACCTTCCCTTACAGCATTGCTAGGTTTATTTCTATCTCCACCTAATGCCCATGCAATACTGTCAAGTACCGAAGTTTTACCTTGATTGTTATCCCCACCAATGATTGTTAGACCATTTTGTGTTGGGTCTATCTTGACTGCTTTGATTCTTTTAACGTTTTCTAACTCTAATGCATTAATCTTCACTGACATCTTTACTTTCCCCTTTGTTCATTTCTTCAATTTTATTTTCAATAAGCTCTTTTAATGTATTCGTACATTT